AAACGGAAATTACAGGTGTACAGGTACCCTGGTTTCTGGTCAAATGATGGTTGTAAACCATATTATGGACGAAGGTCTTGAAGGAGTTTACACAGCTCGCAACCACGTTCATAGTATTGCTATGCAGGCTTCAACATTTAATATAACTGATGATGAAATTGGCTGTTTTGCAGTTAATGGCATTCCTAGTCCTTTTAAATTAAAAGATTTACTTATTCCGGATGTGGCTCAGATAGTCACAGTATTCGGATACGGAGACGGAACAGGAACTTCCCCAGAATGTCTAACAGGTTTTGCTAGTCCACTTGGATGGTGTAATGCTGAAACACGATGTGGGGATTGCTCTTCGCCAGCTTTTAATAAGGATGGAAAAATTATTGGTTTCTGGACCCACGGTAAGAGGCAAAAAGATGGAACCTATTTTGGAAGATTCCAACCAGTCAGCCAGGAGATGATAGACAATTTGGCAGCTTTGCTGTCTCCTGTTACACACTCTGGTTTAGACTTTGCGGTCTTCCCTCCACAGGCTATAGACCTGTTGGATGATCCCTTTTATGCCAGATATCCGGAACAGTTTAAGAATGATAAAAACAATGTTACTGTTTTTAATGAAACCTTTACATTATCAGAACAGCATCAACAGTATTTAAGTGAAGATTATTTTCCAATCTTGATGCAAATTGGACGTTATCCACGTTACAAAAACAAACGATCCACAGACCCTTATGTTAAAGGCTTTATTGATGAGACTGGTTTTGCTGAATCAACGGATTGGGGACTTCCAGAACCAAATTCGGAAGCAGCCTATAAGTCAATGGCCAAGTATGCTAAAGATATACTTCCTATGTCACCAGATATGGTTGAGGATATGAATGAAGCGTGGCGTTGGACTACTCAACATTTTTATCCTTACATGCGAGAATCACAGGTTAAGGAAATGTTTGAGGTGAAGGAAGGATTGGATTGGACCACATCAAGTGGTGCCCCATGGAACATTCACTATCCGACTAAGAAGGAACTTTTTGAAGGCTTCGAGGGATTTGATGAATGGATGGAGGCTGATTGGGAAAGATTAGCTGATGATCCGAATTACACGTTCCTCTTTACAAGCTCATTGAAAGAGGAAATTAGACCAGTTGAGAAAATTTTAGAAAATAGTCAACGTACATTTCTCGCAGGAGCCGTGGATGGAACCATAAATGGAAACCGGCTCTTTGAAGATATGAACAACAAGTTTTATGAATCACATTTACAGAGTGATTCTGCAGTTGGTATGAGTCCCTTTAACGGAAATTGGGATGACCTTTACAGAAAACTCAACGTTTTCCAGAAAGGTTATGCCCTTGATGAATCACAGTATGACTCTTCACTAAGAGCATATATGATGTGGGGCTGTGCAAAATTACGTTGGAATATGTTAGCAGATGAACATAAAACGCCCGCCAATTTACGTAGAGTGAAAACCTATTATCGAAATCTAGTTAATTCATTAATAGTTACAGCAGAAGGAGTCCTGGTTTTTAAACTGGGAGGGAATCCATCTGGATCTGTTAATACAATAGTAGATAATACATTTATGTTGTATTGTTTGATGGCTTACGCGTGGATACGTTTAGTTTCACGTGTCTATAGCGATTTTCAAAACAATACAGCTAAGGCACTCGTAGGGGATGATAACACATGGACGGTTTCTGATGAAGCCCATGATAGGTATAATGCACGAACAGTGATTGGCACCTGGGCAAGTATAGGTATTACAACAACGACTGATTGTTTGGAACCTCGTCCACCCCGTGAATTAGACTTTCTCTCAGCACACACTCTTTTTATTAGAGGTGTGGCTGTACCAGTTTATAGCCGATCGAAATTAATGACATCATTACTTTACGCGCCACATGCTAAGCATACACCTGCAGTTACTCTTACTAGGGCAACTGCTTTGTTGTTAGTTGGTTGGACCGATGTTCAATTTAGACGCTTTTCTCGTCAACTAATTGAGTGGTTGATTGAAGAATTTGATGATGTTCATAAAAATGACGCAGACTGGATACAAGCAAAATGTGGAATTCTTCCCGATGACAGAATTCGCCGTTTGTACATAGGAAACTCTCTTATATTACACCCGCAGGGTTTTTATTCAGAGACGAAAGAAAGATCATGCAAGCTGAATAAAATAATTATGAGTTCTCCTCAGAGAGCAAAGAAAAGCCGAGCTGGTCGTAGGCGAGGCGCGAAAGCGATACGACAAAACGGTCCATCGAGAGGTGACCAAATGCTTAGAGCAATGCTAAACAATCAGCAAGTTCTAAAAACAACCAAGAAGAGGCGAACGCGAAAACGCCGGAATAACTTGGGAATGAAAGGAGCGAGATCTGCTCCAGTAGCACGTATGCGAGGTATGGCAAATGAAAACACAACTAACCGCTGTACGCACATTCCCATTCGGAGGGAATTAATAGCAACATTGACACCAACCACTGGTTCATTTCAGTTGCTGAAACGTTTGAGAGTCAATGCAGGATCAGAAGACACTTTTCCTTGGTTATCACAAATTGCAAAGAATTATGAAAGGTATAATTTTAGACATTTAGTTTTCCACTACATTACCAGAGTGGCAACCACTACAGCAGGATCTATTATGATGGCTCCAGATTACGATTCTGCAGATTCTTCACCACCAGATGAAAGAACTGCAATGGCTTACGCTGGATCAATTGAACGACCAGTGTGGCAGGATACATCAATTGTCTTATCACCGGCAAAATTGAATCGATCTTTTAAGAGCTTTGTAGTAATGGATGATGCACGATTTGATGCAACAAATCAAGACTCAAAGACCATTGATCCTGCACAGCTTTTTGTGTTCAGTGAATCGACAGTGTTACCACTAGGAAAGTTATGGGTGGAATATGCAGTTGACCTTTTCGAGCCGCAAATTCCCTTTCCTCCTGCCAATCAAGGAGGAGGAAATGTTTCATTTCCTGTTACAGGATCATTCTCAAGTTCCGGGCTTTCAGTAGCAAGCACACCAATAGTGAGCGCACCTATTGCTGCACTATCACCCGCGATGAGCAGTATTTTGACCGTAAGTCAACCATCGATATTAAGTACTGTCACAAATTCTCAAGCTCAAACATTAGCAGCATTGGGAGAAACAGTCGGAACGTTTCCAAATTCCGTGATAGGTCAATTCGCCAAGGATTATTTGGGCAATTTCACCTCAACCTTAGAAGGATTGCCAACAACACCCACAGCTAGACCCATTTTCTCAATTTTGAGACCAGACGGAAGTGTTTCGGACTTGACGGCTCTTGGAAATTTCTTTACAAACGGTGGTTTGGGAGGAATGCAAGAGTATCGCGCAGCAGATCCAACAAACCCTTTGCCAGGGGCGACATTTGGAGCTATTCCAAAGGGGACCATTTTAAGACAACGAGCTGGATACTCATGGCCTGGAGGATTGCCAGCCGGGTCTATAAGTGAGCTTCTGCGTTTTGGAGGGATTAGTGGTTCTTAAACCCTTTCCCGTCTCTAATCGACGTTAAATGTTAGCGGTAGCAGAGGTTTCTCCGACATGAAACCTATGTACAGATGTATGTAAAATGCAGTTTTGGCTGCGACCACCTATTGACACAGGTGGGATAATAAGTATGTGTAACAAGATGAACATAATTTTGTTCAGGGTTAAAATCCCGTAGGTTTGCGACCTACCGTGTGGGTACTCAACACGATATTAAATGTAGTAGAACCTGGTCCATCAGAAGCTCTGATGTTGACTTGTTGGTGGAAGAGAAACCAACAAAGACTTTGAATTAGTTTCACGCAAATAGCAATGCGAAAACATTGCAGAAATTTTTCGAATTTCGGGCAGGAAGAGATAGCCAAGAATAAGATAAGATAAGATAAGATAAGATAAGATAAGATAAACGCGTCAAGAGGATGTACGTTTACGAGTCCCGTGTTGGTCTGGTCTGGTCTGGTCTGGTCTGGTCTGGTCTGGTTCCTGAGCTGAAGCTCCACTTATTTCGCCCAAAG